AGTATGCCGTTTCCGTAACTTGGTTTATTTTGTTAATTCGGTTTGATTCAATTTGTTCTTCTTGCTCTCTCTCAAATAGTAGGTCGGGTTCTTCGGGGAAGTCCAGCTCATAGACATCATACTGATCGTATATGCGAGATTCTGCGAAGGGATGCCTGTTGCCGTTGATACAAAGGTACAAAGTGCGGATTGCCCAAAACTGGAGATATCCTTCTCGGTGCAACTTCTCAACATAGTCATCAGGTTTCTCAAGGATGGTTAAAAAAAAATACTGGTACAGTTCGTTGGCAAGTTCGTTGTTCTTAGCGATGTTCTTCGTTGCTTTCCTCAGCCAATCGGCTTTGGATAACTCCAATATGATATCCGCTTTTGTCAACTTTTCTTTTCAATAATGCAAATATAACCATCTTTTTCGTATTTTTTCTTGATGCGAAGTGCTTCTTCCTCAGATTGGACTATACTGATTGACGAGCTTAGACCTTTCGTGGAGGTGCAGACCCAATAAGGATATAGCCTCAACATAGAATTGATTGATTGATTTGTCATAGGTGATCAGATCTTCATAGGTTTGAACGGAATGGATGATGGTTGAGTGATCACGGTGCAGTACCTGACCGATGGAAAGGTAGGTCATCCGCAAATGTTTCTTGCAAAGATAACAAAACAAATGACGGGCATCCATTATGCCTTGCCTTCTCACCTTCTCCAGTATCTCATCGGGGGTGACATCGTAGATGATGCACACTACCCTCATTGCTTCAGTCCATTCGGCATCAATCTCGTTGATCTTGCATCGTGGGTTCACGATTTGGTCTTTGAGTTTCTTGATCTCTCGCATCCGTGAATCGTTCAGTTCTGCAATTACACCTTTGAGCCGTTTGACTTCTTGCTTCAACAGGTGCATCTCTTGATAATCAATCATAACAATTTTTGATTGTGTTCACCGAGTTGGATGAATCCTGAATCCGATGTACTGCCAGTTACTTTGATGAAGTCAACCTCAATCTTTGCTGAGTTGATAATCACTTGTGAAACATCTGCCATCGTTTGTGCAGTTTCAATGTCAATCTCACCATCTCTTAATTTTTCCAATACTTCAAAAAGGTGATCTCGTAGGTCGGTCATTTTATTTCTTGCCATAGCTGTTTATTTTTCTTGTTATTTGTTTTTTGATGTGAATTACTTCTTTGATTTCTTCGGGTAGGTTGACATAGGAATTTCTCCTCATATTTTCAGCCCTATCAATTAACTCTAAATTCTCAATCGTGATGTTCATTTTGTTTCGGTCTTTGAATACCACGAACATTCCTTTCGGGATCTCTTGGTTGTGTTGTTTCCAAAGTAGGATGTGAACAAACTGAAATCCTTTGTCGGTTTTTTCTACCAGGTATCCATCACGAATTGAACGATATCCAATCGGTTTCCAATTTGGTGGCTTGTGTCCTTTTTTGAACTGTGTTTCTACTCCTCCAATATGCAATCCTTTCATCCCTTTGTTCCAAGCTTTTTGTCCTTTCCTGAATTGGGTGTGGATATTGGATTCTTTAATCCGTCCACCATTGATGGCTAAATACTCAGGTGTTTTCTTCAGCTCCAATTTGGTGGCTTTGTTGTATACCTGCGACATAGTGCAGTTGAACTGTACTGCCATTTCGTTTGTGATCGTATGCGGATATATCTTGACGAAAATATCTACCTCTTGCTTTGTCCAATACTTTCTCATAGTCGTTCTTCGTACATTGTGCGTGATCCAATAAAGGTAGTGTCTATCGTGTGGCATTCTCCGTGCCTGTTCTTTGCGATAATCAATTCAGCATCTTCCTTCTCAAGCTTCTCACCTGAATAATAAGCCGGGCGAAATGGGAACATCACAACATCCGCATCTTGCTCAATACTTCCACTCTCACGGATATCACTCAGCATAGGTCTTTTGTCCGCTCTCTCCTCACATTTGCGTGATAACTGAGCCAACACCACCACCGTGATATTGAGTTCTTTAGAGAGCAACTTTAAGTTACGGGATATCTCTGCAATTTCTTGCTCCCTGTTTTGTTTTGTTCCTTTGATTAACTGGATGTAATCAATCACAAGAAGTTCAAGTCCGTGTTTCGCTTTGTGGATTTTTGCCTTTGATTTGATTTGTTGTATACTGCAGTTAGGGTCATCGTCAATGAAGAATTGCACTGTCTGATTGTTGGCTTTGTCAATGATGATATCCACTTCGTATTCTCTCAAGGTGGCGTTCCTAATCTTCCAGCTTGAGATGTCGGTGATCAATGATAAATATCGTTTGGCAATTTGGTCGTTGCTCATCTCCAACGATACAAACAAACCTTTCCCATCACGCTTGGCAAACTCCCACATCAAAGTAAGAGCGAGTGCCGTTTTACCTTGACCAGGTCTTGCAGCCATCACAACTAAATCACCGGGATTCCATCCGCCTAACATCCTATCCAGTCCAACCCATCCCGTTGGTCTACCGGTTAGTTGATCACCACGCTTCACGGCTTCAATGATTGTATCAACGGCTTTGTTTGTAACTTGGGTAATCTGAACAGGGTCGTTGATGCTTGTGAACTTGGTGTTGTCTATCATCGTTTGGACATTGGTGAGCAATTCTTTCAAGTCGGTTGCCAAATCCAAAGTAGAAAGGTTGTTCAAGAATTCCTTCTTCAGGTACTTGTGTTCAAGTTCGGGCAGGTGACTGCTGATGTTTGGCATCCCGTAGACATCTTGAGTCAAGCGAACGATGTAGATCATCTCTTCCCGTTTGAATAATCTGCCCAAAGTAAGAACATCAATGGGGTCGTTGTTAATGTACATCTCCAACATTGCCTCAATGATGCGTTTGTTTAGCTTGTCTTCAAACCATTGCGATTTGATGCGTGGAAGCATTGCTCTTGTTTGGTCATAAAACAAAAGTTGTGAAAGTATATATTGCTCAGAGTTCATAGTCTTTCAAATTAAACTTACTTCGGTGGATTATTTGTTGATTACTCGTATTATTTTTTTGATTTGCTTTCCAAGTTCTGACCGATGCCCTCCAGTCTTTCATTTTGTTTTTACCAATCATCCATCCAGTAGCTTCATAATGATTGAACCATTGCTCTGACAAGTCAGTCATTTTAAGTTCTGACATATATGCTTTGACTTCTTCAATGGATGGTTTGATAAAAACATCTCTTTGTTTTTTTATATCTTTAACACTATCAATACCAATAACAATATCACTATCGGCATTTTTGGTATCATTTGGTATGCCACTTGATGCGGTCGCATCCCATCGCATACGAGCATTGTCAGAATTACGCTTTCTGATTGATTCGTATTTTTCCAAATCTCGCTTCAATGCTTGTCTAATTGGTTCAAATGCAATCTTGGTGATCACACTATCACTTTGTGGGTCTTGGTCGTTTACATAGCGTAGAATGTGCTTAAACAAATTACCAGCTTGTTCATCAGTTAATTGTTCTACGGTGTGAATAATATCACAGTACAGGAGAAATGATTTTTTTTCTTTTGCCATAAAAAAAGCCCCATCAAATTAGTGCAGTAAGAGTGCAACTAATTCAACAGGGCAATAGTGGTGTAACTTTCGGCATCTCTTACATACCAGTTAACGCAACAAAAATAATCAATCACATTGGATATCCCAAATCTTTCTTCACTTTGACTTGGTATCTTTGGCGTGACTGGTAGTTCTGCCCACGAAGATGTTCGTGATGCTCTTGGAGTTGAGCTCGTGTTCTCCGAATGGTTTCGGGTGATGGTAGTTGCTTGGCTTCAAACATCGTGAAGAAGTCATTGCCGTTGCACATACCTTTGTAGATCACCGTCATCAGTTTGAAATCACAATCCCTTGTTTCCGGTTGGTTAATCATTACTGCCGTTACCGTTGCTTTGATATACTTGTTCATAGTTGTAGTGTGGTTTTATTTTAGTGTGTAAAAATGCTGCTCTTTTTGGGTTAATGTTTAATCTCCATCCGATGTATTCCCAAGTATGTCGCATATCCTCACGAAGAACTGCGATTGCCCAAGTCAGTGCGTAATCATCCATAGATTTCCTTCGCTTTGCTGAATCCGTCATTGTAGTGTTCCTGGCTTATGAATGGTTCGTACTGGGTTGCTTGTCGTTCTATGTCCATCAGGACTGATGTTGTGTAGATGTCAGACCTCAGCTCACCGCTTTGGACTTTCTCCCATAGCAACTCAAAGATAAATTCCGTTGTTGTCTTCATTGTCTATCTATAAAGTTTGCGTATTCAATTGCATCTTGCTCATTCTCAAATGTGGCGAGTAGCTCTCCGGCATAATAAACTCGCCACTTTATGATGAAATTAATTGATGCCTTTACGACCAGAGCTTTGAGCATTTTTTCTACTTTGAATTAAATCGTTGGCGTGAAGTTCCCAAGTTTTAGCACGATCGTTTGCTGATTGGATTTGTGACCTGATACTCAGATTCTCCGTTTGCAAATCCCACAACTCACGATTCAACTTGTTCACTTGATCTTGTAGTTCTTCTTCTCTCGTTGAAAGTGCGTTGACTTTGAACAAGGCAATGGCGAGAAACAATGCCAGTCCGAGAATGATGATTGTTGTCATTTGTTTTTTCCTTTATAAAATTTGTTTTGATACAAAGATTGGGTGTACTCATCAAATGTAGGAATGAACTCATCCCGTTCAAACTGATAAGGTCTTGCCTCAGGCATTGAATTAACTTCACGGAAGTATTGTTTCAACTTCCAGTACACAAACATCACCGCAATGGTGATGGGTGTAATTACGATTAAGAATATCAAGTCCATAGTTGTAAAATTAATGGGGGCGATTAAGCCCCCTCGTTGTTTAATAATTTGTAAGTGCCTCCTTGTCTGATCCCATTGTTAAAAAAAGAAAAGGAATAAGAATCACTTACTTTGATCGTAACTCGTTTTGGTCCTGCACTTGTGATTGTGCAAATGAGTTCTTCGCCCGACCTTGCACAAGTCAAAATTACTTGTGTGTTTCCGCTTTTTAACGCTTTTTGAAAATCTGCGTGTGTCATATTGTTTTGTGTTTGTGTCATATCCATAAATCAAACTAACAACATATTTTTCTATTCTGCAAATTTATTTTACTCCGACTTGGTGAATGAACGATTTATTTAGTGATTGACAAAAATAGTTCTCCAGCCGCAGACAACTTCTCGTCAATGATTTCTTGGATGTCATCCTCCAAAGTGATCAAGGTTTGCGTGAGCTTCTTGCCGATGGGCATTCGTGGATCATACGACAAGAACAACGCTTCAGTCATCTCCGTTGCAACCATACCCATTTGAACTTGCCAATAGTATTCCGGTCGCTTAGATTTGAGTTGTTCGTTGTTGGTGATGAATGAGTTCTGCAAATGGTTTCCCGAATTAAACGGGCATTTGATTTCAACCAGGTGTGTTCCAAGAGCATCAGGTGAATAGCCACCCCATTCGCCATAGGTGATGAAGGTGTATGTTTCCGCACCGTAGTATGTGTAAAAGTCATCGGTCTGCTGGGAGAAATAGTGGAACGCTTCTTTCTCGTGTTCCTTGCCCCAGTCCAAAGCACGACCATACATCTCTGCTCTTTGACCGGTTAGATATTCCGCTGCCTTCTCAAAGATAAATGTCTTGGCAGTTTCTGAGAGGTACTCCGATTTGTTTTTCGGTGTACCCATCAGCTTGTGGATTTCAGATGCGGTGAAGCGAGAACGCCTTAGATCTTGCCAATCGTCCTCGTTCAAATTAGTGTGAATTGTTGGAAGTTGAAGTTTCATTTTTCCCCTATTAAAAGTTTCTGATTCACCTCGCTCACTTCAAACTTCGTGGTGATGTCGGTCATCAGTCCACCTGTCTGCAAGTGTTCAACTGCCTTTGCCCAACTCTTGTGCTTGGGGGTGAGTTCTTCTTTCTTGGGTGCTGACTGCCTT